CTATTAAATGAGGATAAGAAACGAGGAGCTTTAAATTTAATATCTTCTAATGTGTCTGGTTCATCGCCGCCTGAAGAATTTGTTGCTGCTATTATAGTGGATCCCAAATTGACACCGCCTACAAGAGCACCTAACGAAAATCTTTGTTCTATCTCTCCAGATACATTACAAACTGAACCATTACTAATTAAGTATTCAATTTTTACCAAATTGCCAGATACTAATTTTTTGCCTATAACATTGTCACCAAAGAATATTTCATAGAACCCTGAAGGATTTTCTTCTAAGAAAAACACTTTTGATTCAGAGGACAGTGCTTCTAAATTATCTGTTAGAGTATAACTTTGTGTCGTTAGATCAGTATAAGAATTTTGAACCGTTACTCTAATTGTAGTTGTATCTATATTTTTATTTGGTATAGTATATTTTTCATCTGGTCCAGACAAATCAACTCTATAGGCATAACTTAATGCTTCGCCTTCTGTTATTTCAACATCTGTAAATGTATAGACCCCGTTAGTTGGTTTAATTGTTATCGCATCTAAATTTGAAAACGTATATTGCGTATTGTTGATTGTTGTAGTAAACGGTGAAAACTTAGGCAATGTTAAAGTTGGCGGTGTATCTACCGGATTACTAATTGTGAATGAAACTTTTGCTTTAGCACTTCTATAAGATAGTGGTCTGTATCCTAAATGCTTTGCAATTGATACTGCAGATTCTCTTTTTACAACAGAATCTAAAAACATTTCATTCGCAACCATATTTGCCAAGTAAGCATTATAATGTGTATTGTATGATAACAAATCTATTAGTATAGATAAACTAGATGCTTCAAAATCATAATCTTTAAAAATAAGATTATTATCTTTATCTCTGTAGTTTGTTAAAAATTGTTTGAGATTGACTTTAATATCATCAAAGTCTAATTCTGCTAATCTGTAATTTGCCATTTATCGTACTCTACTTAGTAAAGTTGTAATTGTTATTGGATTATCTGTATTCTTTAACGCAAATACTATATTCACAAGTAAATCATTCTCTTCAACTGTTTCCGAAACATTTACCTCTATCAATCTAACTCTTGTTTCAAATTTTGTTATTGATTGCTGTATAGTTCTTTCCATTGCAAGTTTTACTGCAGGCGAAAAATTTTCAAATAGCAATGAATGTACTTGTGTCCCTATTTCAGGGTGAAACGGTCTTTCAAAATTTCGTGTTTGTATTAGATGCTTTAAAGCTGTTTTAACTGCTTCTTCATCTGTTTTTAAATATAGGTCTTTGGTGAAAGGATTAACCTTAAAAGAAAGATCTAAATCTACAAAAGTTTTTATCGATTTTTGTGTTGCCATAATTGATATTTATTAACCTAGATTTACCAATTTATTGTATTTGGATTGGTGGTTTACAAATGTTTGTACTGACGCATATTGAGATTTAACTAATGATCCGTTGTTGGTTAAGAACGCAACGTGTATCCATGCAACTCTAATTTTATCTGTTCCGGCATATGTTTCATATTCTAAAAGAACTTGTCTGTGAGGTACGTTTGCTGTAATCCAAGCTGCTATATCTTTAATATCGCTAATTTTTTTATTTGGCCAAACCAAATCTGCAGCACCACCGATTCCATGATCGCTACTATTTGCCCCTATTCTAAAACCGCTACTAATAATCATGCCCGGATACTTTGCATTTATCGGCTCCAAAACATTTTCCGCCAACTGTATTAGATTACAAACAATATCTTGCTCCTGTAATCCTCGTTGTGCTTGCAAGGCGGGTCCAAATTTTCCAACTAACAAATTACCAAGTGTAAACGATTTTGATAATTTAAATGATCTAGGAAAACTATTATTAAACTTAGTACATATTTCACAATCTCCTTGTAATATTTTTGCGTTCGATGTACCACCAAAACTCCTAGTAGTAGCCAGGTCTGACGCTTTAGGAGTTAGTTGAATATCATTTGATATTTCACCCGCCGCTTCTCTTTGCTTATTATATGCATCTGCTTCTGGTTCACCGGAATCTAATAAGAATGAATCATCATTTAAAGCTTTTCTTTGCAATACAGGTATTGCTGTAGTATTGGGTGTCTTCTTTTTTGGCGGCGTCAATACACCTAATGCAATTGATTTTATAACATTTGCACCCATTTTTGTTTTTACTATTGCCGCATCAATTAATAATGTTAATCCACCCTTCAAACTCAATGCACCGGTAGAACTAGATTGAAGATTCAAGTCGGCACTAGATTTAATATTAATTGCGCCGCCGCTGGATCTCATACTTATGCTTTTTCCTTGTATATTAATAGCACCCTCTGATGCAATATCTATACCTTTTTTTGCAGTTACAATCGCTGTTTCTGCAACTACGGCCATATTGCCTGCAGATTGAACTAAAGTATCGCCGTGCCCTGTTACTGATAAATCGCCTTCTACTTCTATAACGGCATTGTCCTTAACTAATATACTTGTTTTGCCTTCCACAGTTAAACAATGCGCGCCCTTAACATAGACAAAATTGTTGCGATCCATTATCTCATAATTTTCGCCTACTGTTTTTCTAACCATTGACCCATTTACATCTATTTCAATATAGGTTCCTTTTTTGTGGAACACCTGTATTCTTTCAGCGTTGGGTGTACTATCTATTTCTATTACATGACCAGCTTCTGTTTCTATTACTTGATTATAAGGGTAATTGCCCGCAAATGCTGGTTCTGGCTCATCCCAAGTTTGAGATGTTTTTGCCAATTGTATATTTTCTATCTTATTATTTTCTTTTACTTGAAACGATAAATGGGACCTATCACCTACTGCAAGTTTATTAACATCGGATAACCCAGCATATTCAAATTTTGGATATTTTTTATTTGGATCTTCAAAGCCTCTTACCTTAGCTAAATCTTCATTATTTAGTGTAGATGCATTTGGTAAATAATTACCAGCTTCTTCATATGTTCTAAGAAACTCTGTAGAGTCTCCGCCCAATATAGAATTGCCAATAGTAAAAAAGTCTCTTGCCTTTGCGCCAGCATTTGTTTTTTTATCTAACTTATCAGAATTTTTTACGCCTATTACGTGAGCAGATGCTAATAGCCCACCAACAACTTGATAGTTATCTGTTTCTTTTATCTTACCTAACCTAACTAACGTATCATAGTTATTTTTCGTATAATCAAACATTGCTGTTTCTTGAACACTTGTACTAGCCAAAAAATCACTTTTAGATTTTATGCCGCCTTTATTTGTCCAATTTGAATTAGTATCTGCTATATCACTAGTGATAATTCCTCCGGACGGTCTTCGTAAATATCCAAGATCAATTAGAGTGGATAAAGATAACTGATATTTTCCTAATTCTCCACTATCACCAACTTTAGTGTAAACACCTGCTGATAAAGTATCACCCAGTGCTTTAGTTAATTTTGTTAAATCTTGGGATTTTAAAGGCAATAAAGTTTCCGTGGCATCTAATTGTACTGTATCATTATTAATAGCATTGCCTTGTTGGTCATATACTATCTTATTTCTACTGTCTTTTAATGTGTTTGTTTCCGCATTTACTTGAACTTGTTTTGCTTTTGTTTGTGCATTTGACGATGGTTTGCCCGCAATCGTTCCCATCATTACGGGTTGTTGTGCCTCGTCACCATCTAAAAACCAACCGACAACCCAGGAGCCAGTTACTATTCCTATCGGTGTTGTTCCTACTCCTGATGCTGCCGCAGAAGTTATTGGTTGTATAGGTATAGCCCACGGCAAATCTTTTGTGGGTAATATCGATATGTCGTCAGTGTGGTATCCAAATATTCTAACCCTGCAACGACCAAGTTTTTCGGGATCGTCTCTACTCTCAACAACACCTGACCACCAAACCATTTCTTTCATTTCTGTACCTCTTTACTTAGAAAAGAATTTCTAGTAACATCCATTGTAATATAATGTGTTTTAAGATTAATTTTGTGTGATAAATTTGTAATTAAATAGTAACCTGAATACAACAGATCATCTACATATTCAGTTTTATCTTCTTCAGTTAAAGC